CCACTGCTGAAAATGTGTGGCGTGTAGAAATCGGGTAATTGGCAATTATTTTCTGTTGTGGTTCGTGTCAATAAGCCGTCGTCTGTGTGGTAGCAGGCGGCGGCTTTTGAGCGCAGACTTGACGCAATGAAATAAATCAAGGCAATATCACTGCATGAGCGCCGTACCATCAGCCCTTACGCGGGTAACGTCCTTTACGCAAAACGCCGTAACAGGGCAGTCTTACTCTCCCACCGACTTGGATGCAGAGTTCAACCGCATCATGGCAAAGGTAAACGAGATCATAAGCCGTTCGCTTGAGATTCAACGCGACGATGGTGCGCTCAAAAATGGGATCGTTACAAACGACTCAATAGCAATAACAAGCACGTTTGTGTACGGGTTTGGAACTTACTAATATGTACGCTCAAGCCCAGCCTGAAAATAATCAACAACTGCAAGCGGTTGGCTCTGCGCTAAAGTCTAAAGGCGGAGTGTATGGAGAAACTGCAACTAAATTTGAGCAAGCAAGGCCCGGTGTGTACGGAAACCCAGATCCAGCAATGCAAGCGCAAGCACAACAGCCGTCTGCGCAAAATTTTGAACAAGGGCTAAAAAGCCCAATGGCTTCGCCAGCGGCGTCGCCGCTAATGTCCACGCCATCTTCAATGATGAGCTTGGCTCCGTCACCATCGCCGTACACGCCGCCATCAACGGCAGCGTTGCCGCAACAGCCAGTTCCCATTTCCTCCATGTTTAGCAACTCCCAGACAGGTTTGGTAACACCAATGTCTACGGCAGGAATGCCGCAACAGGGAGCAATGCAGTCGCAATCTCCACAGCGACCTTCATCTAAAATGGTGCTATAATGACTCCAGAGGAAAAGAAGTCGGCACAAGAGCGGGCTTCACTGGAAGCGGAAATCAAAGCGCAAGAGCAGCTCGTCTCGGCGGCAGAGCGGATGATCCGGTCACGGAAGGCGCAAGCTTCTTTGTTGGACTTTACGCAGATGATGATGCCGCGCCCTGACGATCCGGATAACTCCAGCGCAAGCGTTTACGAGCCAGTCAAACATCACCGCATCCTTGCGGCAGCATTGGAATCTGTTCAAAAAGGCGAAATGCTGCGGCTTATCATCACAATGCCGCCGCGCCATGGAAAGACCGAGCTGGCGTCCAAAAAGTTCATCCCTTGGTTCATTGGTAAAAACCCGCAGAACTCGGTAATTTTTGCCACATACAACCAAGAGTACGCCGAAGACATTGGCCGTAGCGTGCGCAACACAATGCGCTCGCCAATTTACCGGCAGATCTTTCCAAACGCCACGCTGCGCAAAGGGTCTGCAGCCGCAGACCGCATTGAGACCGATCACAGCGGCCTGATGGTCTTTGTGGGCCAAGGCGGTGCTTTGACGGGTCGCGGCGCTCACTGTCTGTTGATTGATGACCCTGTCAAAGGCACGGAAGACGCTGCCTCAAAAGCAGCAAGGGATCGGTTGTGGGATTGGTTCACCCGCGTCGCTTACACTCGTCTGATGGATTCTGGCTGCTCTGTGGTCATTATTATGACCCGCTGGCACGAAGATGACATCATTGGCCGCTTAACAGATTCCAGAAATGAACACTACAGAGTCGATGAAGCAAAACGATGGAAAATCCTTTCATTGCCAGCCATTGCAGTCCCAAGCGACCCAATGGGCAGACAGCCCGGAGAAGCCCTGTGGCCGGAACGATTCCCAGTTGAGTACCTTGAAAATGTTCGGACTCTTGATTCTCGTGGCTTTTCTGCTTTGTTTCAGGGAAATCCGACGCCAGACGATGGTGACTTCTTTAAGAAAGACTGGCTAAAAGCCTACAAGCCCGACGAGCTTCCAAAGAACCTGCGCATTTACGTCGCAAGCGATCATGCTGTGTCCACGGCCCAAAACCGAGACGCCACCTGTATAATTCCTGTGGGAGTCGATGAGAACAACGTCATCTGGGTGCTGCCTGATGTCTGGTGGAGACGCGCAGACACAGACGATGTGGTTGATGCCATGCTGGATATGATGAAGCGACACAAGCCGCTGCTGTGGTTTGCCGAAAAAGGCCACATCACCAAATCCATTGGGCCGTTTTTGCGCAAGCGCATGGTTGAAGAAGAAGTCTATTGCGCCGTGCAAGAAGTTACACCAGCCCGCGATAAGCAGACACGCGCCCAGTCTATACGCGGACGCATGAGCATGGGGCGCGTGCGCTTTCCGGCATTTGCACCATGGTGGGGCGACGCTCAAGACGAGCTTTTGAAATTTCCTAATGGCAGACATGATGACTTCGTGGATACTATTGCTTGGATCGGGCTTGGCCTTTCTATGCAAGTTTCAGCGTCTGCGCCTTCCGCAAAAAAATCACGAGAGCCGCGCACTGGCTCAATGGAGTGGGTGAAAATGGCTAGCAAGTACGAAGCAGAGCAAAAAAAGAGATCTCACGCAGACGGGTATTAACCCACAATTTTACGTCACAACTTTATGTCATCGCACATCTTTCAAGGACAAGAACCAGTCTCCGGCCCCGGAGAAGGCGGACTTAGCGGCTTTCAAGCTTCTCAAATGCCTCAAGACCCAGAAGAAATGGAAACGCCGGAAGTGAAAGCCGCTGAAGGCGAGGGCAAAAGCGGCTTAATCAACCGTGAAGTTCCAGATCCAGAGCCAAACCGCAGGGCGCTGGTAAAAAAATGGACTTCGACAATTCACTCGGCCAAAGAGCATTGGAAACCAGACTTCAAGCGCATGAGGTCAAACATGGATTTTGTCCACGGCAACCAGTGGTCAAACGACAACGAGTCTAAAGACAAGTATGTTGCAAACATTGTGCAACGTCATCTGCAACAAAAGGTTGCAGCGCTGTACGCCAAAAATCCGAAGGCTGTTTGTAAGCGTCGAAAGACGTTGGACTTTGCTGTTTGGGACGAGAACATGCAGTCCATCATGTCTGCAATGCAGTCATTGCAGGGCGCAGCCATGGGCATGGTTGATCCGGCTGTTGGAATGCAATCGCAGCAGATGATCCAAGACGCCATGCAGGGGTTTCAAAAGCGGCAGATGATGGACAAGATAGCCAAGACCATGGAGATCTTGTTCCATTATTACATGGCTCAACAAGAGCCCGGTTTTAAGCTGCAAGTTAAGCAGATGATCCGCCGCGCCTGCACATGCTCAGTGGCGTACCTAAAAGTTGGGTTCCAGCGAATCCTGCAAAAGCGCCCCGAAGATGTGGACAAAATCACGGACGTTACGCAGCGCATTGCCATGCTTAAACGTCTGTCTGCAGACAAGATAGACGAGACAATTCAGCCGGACGATCCCGAGACAGAGCAGCTCCGAATTATCCTTCAGGAGCTTCAGCAGCGGCCTGAGCAAATTGTCAAAGAGGGGCTGCTGTTTGATTTCCCCGCCTCAACATCAATCATTGTTGATCCGCGCTGCCGCAACATCCGCACTTTTATCGGTGCGCAATGGGTTGCGCAGGAGTTCATTCTGTCCAAGGACGACATGAAGGAGATCTACCATGTGGACATCGGCAAGAACCACACGGCATACCGCCCGGACGCCCCGGCGGAAAACCCCTTAGAGCGAGTCAAGGAATACGGAGCCGCAGACAAAGACATGGTTGTTGTCTGGGAGATTTACTCCAAGACAGACGGAATGATGTACAAGATCTGTGATGGCTATCCGGATTTCTTGGATGAGCCGTCTGCCCCTGATGTACAGCTTGAGCGCTTCTGGCCGTTCTTTGCGTTGACCTTCAACGACATCGAAAACGAGCGCAAAATCTTCCCGCCGTCTGACGTGGAGCTTTTGGCCCCCATGCAGAAAGAATACAATCGCTCCCGCCAAGCTTTGCGCGAACATCGTATCGCCAACCGGCCTTTGTACGCAGTGCCGAACGGCATGATCGACGAAGAAGACGTGCAGAAGCTGCAGACGCGCCCCAATAACGCCGTTGTAGTGCTCAACGCCTTGCAGCCCGGACAAAGCGTCAGCGAAGTCATTCAGGCCGTTAAGCCAGCGCCAATTGATCCTGCGCTGTACGAGACAAATGGCATTTTTGATGACGTGCTAAAGACCGTCGGCGGCCAAGAGGCCAACATGGGCGGCACTAACAGCGCCACTGCCACGCAGTCCTCTATCGCTGAATCAAGCCGGTCTGCGGCAATCGGATCAAACATCGACGATCTGGATGACCTACTCAGTGAAATGGCGCGGGCCTGCGGTCAAATCATGCTGGCAAACCTTAACGAAGAGACCGTTAAGAAGATTGTCGGCCCCGGAGCTGTCTGGCCGGTCATGTCTGCGCAGGAAATCGCAGACGAACTGGTGCTTGAGATTGAAGCCGGGTCGTCTGGGCGGCCAAACAAAGCTGCCGAGGTGGAAAACTTTCAGCAGTTGGCCCCAATTATGATGCAGATCCCCGGACTTGATCCTTCATGGCTTCTAAAGCAGGCGATTATGCGCATGGATGACAGCTTGGATGTCACAGACGCGCTTGTGGGTGGGCTGCAGTCTATTATCGCCATGAACGCCCAGAAGCAAATGATGGCTCCAAGCGGAAATCCTGCTCAAGACCCAAATGCA